GTGTTGAGTTCATCCCATGTAGCTTCCTGACCAGCCTTGTCGTTGAATACCCACTTGATAGCAGCAGCTGTATTCTGGAAGTCAACCATGTTGAGAAGTGGATGAGCTGTCTTGATATCATCAAGAACTGATGTGATAACTGTCTGTGGAAGGTTTGCAGGGAGCTTTGTGATAATACCGTCTGTAGCAGAAGCCTTAGCTGTCTGGATGAAACCTTCATAGAACTTTGTTTCTTCGGCTGTGAGCTGACGAACACCTCTTGAAGCAAGAATGTTCTTGTCTGCTGTAGCTTCGAATTCTGCCATAGTAGCCTTGCATTCGTCTACCATGAAGTTGTTCCAAGCTTCGAGTGAAGCCTTCATAGCATCTGCATCGTTAGCAGCCACTGCGTTTGAAATGTTTGAGAGGAGAGTTTCCTTCTCTGCGTTGAATGAGTCGAGATTTCTCATTGTTTTATACCGCCTTTCCTGTGAATAAATTCATAAATGTATCAACTACGGATTTTTCATCCTTAGTTTCCTTTGGTTCTTCTGCCTTTTCCTGTTCTTCCGGAATTTCAGCAGATTCTTTTTCCTGTTCCTGTTCCGGATCAGGATTTTCTGTTTCAGGTGCAAGGTTCTTTGCGTTTACTGCAGCCTGTGTTCTGAGCATAGCTGAACGCATTGAATTCTGAACAGCAGCCTTTGCCTTTTCCTCCGGTGTTTCTTCGTCACCGAGAGAATCACATAAACCAAGAGCAAGACAATCCTCAGCATTGATGTATGTTTCAGCGTCAAGCATTTCTCTGAGCTTTTCTTCTGTAAGCTTGCCGTTTGACTTTTCCATGTAGGACTGAGCAATAGTCTCTGACATGATATCAAGGTCATCAGCTATTTTTCTGAGTTCCTTGGCATTGCCGGCAGCACATGTCCATGCATTGTGAATCATGAGCATAGATGTCTTAGGCATTACAACCTTGTCACCGGCCATCGCTATTACACTGGCAATAGAGCATGCAAAGCCGTCAACATATACAGTCTTGTAAGCTTTGTGGCGCTTAAGCTGATTGTAGATTGCAAGGCCTTCATATACAGAACCGCCGGCTGAATTGATGTAGATGTTGATACTGTCAGCATCTTCGTTGTCAGCAAGTACATTTCTGATATGATTAGCTGATGTTTCAGACTCGATGGTTTCACCAGTCCAGAAATCATGGCCGTCTCCCCGTACAGTGTCATAGATGTGGATATCAAGGCTCTTCTTCGGAGCTTCCGCTTCCTGAGTCTGTTCCAGTCTGGCTTCCGCCTTGTACTGAGTTACTGTTATTGGCATTATTACTATCCTCCTCTCCGTTTGCAGCCATATCAGCAGTCTGGTAGTTCTTTGTGATATAGTGGATATCTGCAAATTCTTCGTCGATTTCCTTGAGACCTGCGTGGTGACGTACTTCATTGATTGAAGTAGCACCGCTTGCAATAAGCTTGTCAGCACCGGAAGCAATATCGAATAGGTCAGTGTGCTTAACGCTTGTAGTGTCAACCTCAATCGAGCAGCCTTTGATACGTTCTTCCTGTGAAAACAGCTTGATTGTCAGTTCTCTTGAAACCAGTTCAGCAATAGGATCAATACAGTTCGTGAGCATTACGTTGTAAGCATCGTTAATACTTGCAACATCTCCACGGACTAATGATGGTGGTACCTTATACGCCTGTGCCGCCCTTATTAATGCCTGTTCAAAGATTGTACAGACGTCCGTTATTTCGTTGCTGTACTTCTTAGTGCTTTCGGCAGTTCCCGGTGCATATTCGTACCCTTCAAACAGCGGAAGTACTGAGTTTCCTTTACCGAAGTATTCTTTAAAGTACTCATTCATAAGCTCTTTAAAGGTATCTTCGTAACTCGGATCGCCCTGCGCTCTGGCCGAAACTTTGAGAATACCTTTTTCCTCGGCACTTCTCATGTATTTCTTAGCCGCTGTAGCCATCAGCTTTGTATAGAAATCAAAGATGTTATCCATAAACTTATCAATGTTTACATTTCCATATTTCAGAAAGATAACATCTCTCATGCTGAACGCATTGTTAAAAGTGAAGTCCTGTCTTGAGACTTCTGTGAACAGATAGTCCTTAAGTACTCTTTCCTCACATTTGTAAGTATCAGCTATGAGAAGCTGGTCCTTTTTCTGAACTACGAGTACTTCTTTCCTGTACAGGAGCTTTGTGAAGATTTCCTTCTTGAATTCCACTGCATTCTGATTGCGGTTAGGTTGAAAGTTCAGAATGTCATACATCTGCTTCTTGTACTCTTCTCCGTTTTTGTAAACCTTGAAGTCACATTTACTAAGCAGTGTAGCAATAAGGTCAATTACTGTAAACAGCGCATGAGCCTGTATAGCAACGTATGTTTCATCCTCAGACACACTGGAACGATATGAAGCGAAATCTACAGGAGTGTCCATGAAATCCTTTTTAAATATTCCACGGAAAAAGTCTGTGAATCTACTCAAAACTTGAATACTCCTTTCGGCTTGAATTCTTTTTTATCCTTGTAGTCATCAAGGCACTTGGAAACACACTCAGCAGCAACAAAAGCCTTGAATGAGTCAGTTTTTCTGGACTTGGCTTCTATTTTTCCGTAAGTGATGTTACCAGCGTTAGAGGTGATCGTCTTGGAATTGTTTGTGCACCATCTCATAAGAGGATTTTCTCCCCAGTGAAAGCGCTGATTAACAAATCCGGACGTGATGAGAGGAATATTCATCATTTCATCGGAAGGTCTGAGTTTAACCACATTGTCATATCCCTTGTCAGCTGAGAAGTTCATTTTCAGCAATGCATTTGACAGGAGCTGATAACGATAGCTGTCGACTCCTATCTTCAGAATCTTGCTGTTTCTCTTCGCTGCCTGAATAGCAAGCCATGCTGCCGGCAGTTCCGGAGATATTTCAGAAGCATCGACAAATGTCAGAAGCCCCTGAGCTTCCCACTGTCTGAGAGGTGCTTTAATGCGGTTAAGGTCAGCAGATTTACTGCATACCCATGTATGAGTAATCCAGTAATCCTGATCTCCCACTCGGTACAGTAAACCGGCACCGAGAAAGTCGGTTGTCTTCATGTAGTCTATGCCGCCTACACATGGCATTCCATAGATGGCCTTTTCGTCGATATCCTGTGCCGTTGCCATGATATTATCCCAGCTTGTAACTGCACATTCGAGTTCTTCCGGTGGCAGATTCATTCGCTTTGCTACAAAGCTGACATTCGCAGCTGGATTTGCTTTATAATCCACGTACTCCATACGCATAGTCTGAAGCAGTGTAGGAAGCATGTACAGCGACGGATTTGCTTTATACCAGCACGATTCATCGTCTACCTCATCTTCATTGTCGAGTCTGCAGACAAATGGCAGAATACCATTGTCGTGAATGCGGTTTTCAAGGATATCCATCCACAATGACTTACGGTCATCAAGAGGACCGCCACGGACAAGTCCGTCTGTTGAAATGATTGTCTGTCTCGGATACTTTTTCTTTCCTAAACCTGTCTTTGCTACGTCAATAAGTCTGTAGTTCTCATATGCATGAATTTCATCGAAGTTTACTTTTCCTGGTCTTGCACCATCCTTAGTCTTAGGTGATGCAGTACAGAAATAATAACTGGATTCCGTATCAGTGCATGTTATAACTTCCTTAGTCCATCTAAAATGCTTAGACATCTTGACACGATTCTGTTCCAGGACGTCATAAACATCTGACCATGACTGTTTCGCCTGATCTTCCGATGTAGCAAATGTGTAAATGTCGTATTTGCGGATATTGTTGGTATCAGTAAGTAAAAAGAAGTCCTCAAAAGCAAGGTATCCGTTCTTACCGCCGCCACGGCCCATAAATACTTCAAGATTAGGAAAGCGCAGCTCACCGTCCTGCTTATACACGCAGTTATGTAATGCAAAGCAGAACCGTTCCCAGAGAAAGAGTTTGAACGGAAAATATTTTTCATAGGAAAAATACCTGTCTAACTGAGTCTGGTCAATAAGAAGGTCCTCTTCCTTAAAAATACGTTCAACCATGTCACAGAGCAGATGCTGCTCATGACACTGTTTTATTTTTCCGCTGCGTACAAATTTGATGTATTCGTCAATAGCCTTACAGTTCGTCATCAGTCTCACCAACTGTCGTTTGCTGGACTGAGATTTTGAGATACTGGAGAATTTTTATCATCTGAACATTGGCTTTTGCCATCTTATCCAGTGACGGATTGTCTGTAACTCCGGACTGACCGCCGCCGTTGTTGTACTCAACGAATACGCCACGGTTCTGGATATCCAGTGCGCACAGCTTTGTTGTAACATAGAAGTCCATATACAGGTCTATCATGTTTTCAAAAGCCGGAGTATCTGCTCCGGTCTTGATAAGCTGACACATCAGATCTTCTCGTATCTTCTTGAATGCTTTTGACTTGCGGATTTTAGTTGCTTCATTCTGCTTGTTGACATCGGCATCCAAATCCTTAACTCGCATTGCCATAATCTTTACCACCTTTCCTCATTTGTGTAGTGAGCAAGGAAAGCAAACTGACCTCGCTCATGGATTTCTTCGTGACACTGCCAGCAC